ATACTGCACCTTTACCCTCAAGTTTAAAGTTTAGTTTAGTGATGAAAATTGTAAAGGATCTTTCAAATGTTGCACTATCATCTAAGTTTTTATTAAAACTACCATTATTGTATTTCGCTGACGTTACGATTTGTCCGTTTTCATCATACCCATAGAATCTAACAGTCAACAACAATGCACCGTGTGTTGCTGAAACAAAATCTTTTACTTCTCTTTTTATTGTCGAGGTTTCTTGTAGCTTAACTTGCTGTTCTACTAGTTTAGTAGGAAATGTCATTCCGTAAGGTTCTACAATTTTAAATTTATAGAAAATTGAATTAGTAGCCATTCCTGATTCTTTAGCGTTTATCCATGAGGTTAACTCTAAGTCATCAATATAATAATCTAATTCAAAACCCTCTCCCCTTTTTTCTTCTTTAGAGGCTCCACCGCTTTGTACTAACAATACTAATTGATTCTTGTCCCACTGACCTGTCTGTTTATACGTATTGTGGGCATCAGGGGATAGTGCATACAAACTTATTCTGTAAGTGTAACTACTAAAATCTCCCAATGGGTTCCATGTTCTTTTACCCACTGTGGGTTTAGTAATTGTATTTCTATTCTTATTTGCTGTAACGACTATCTCAGGTGTATTTGTTTCTGCACTTGTAGTTGTAGATTTCGAGGTATTATCGTCATTAGTTTGGTTATTACCAGTGTTTGCCATATTATAAACCTAAATCTTCCTGCAAAGTATTGAACTCAGGCAAATATATTGAAGTACCGGCTGTAAAATCATATAACGGATCTTTCAACGTGTTGGGGTTTCGTTGTGCAAACACCCACCACAACTTACTATCTTGGTACAAGTCAAAAGCCAATAAGTCAGGACGTAGATGATATGTTGCTGTTATCTCCCAATGAGTGTCAGTAACCAATGTTGTTATAGGTCTGTTTGACATTAAATCTAAAAACTCATTTGCATAAACACTTGTGTTATAATAGGGACTTGTTTGTGAATAACTCATTACCAGATACCTCCACCATTCTTACGATTTCTACCTTTTAGTAATTCTCCAGTAGCATACTTTTCTACACTGAAGTTATTAGTAATGTCATTTCTAGTTACGACTGGAATTAGTGTTAATTGTATTTGCATTTTTGTAGGGACATATGTTGCGTTTTGATTTGAATAGTTTGTCCAATTTGGTTCAGCCGACATAGAGTTAGTTTTTAATCTACTGCCCTGTGCTCTAAGTTTACTCAAACTAAAAATATCACTAAACGAAGATGGTCTAGGTTTTGCTGAATCAACATTTGTACCAGCAATAACAGTAGAAGAACCTGCTCTGATGTAATCTACATCGTTTGGTAAGTTATATGTAAATGAACTAACTAATACAGGGTGTTCATTGAATTGATATTGTCCATAACCATTTAGATAACACAATGGGGGAGGTGTACCTGCTTGTGGTCCATTGTTTCCATCTTGACCATAGAACATTTTAGTAACACTTCTAAAGAAATGTATGACCGCTAACAAGTAATTTGCCTCCGATGTATCTTGTGCTGAAAAGTCTGCCGTTAGTTGAATATCATCTACATTACTATTTTTGTAAAAATGTAATTTATAGTTTGAGTGTGTCAAGTCTAATGGATCGTAGTTCGCACGATATGCTGTCTGAATAGCAGGTGTATATGGGAAGATAACACCGTCTGTTGATGCTAACGGATATAATATATCTCCTGTCTTTGCTATCTTATAAAGATATTTTGAGCTAGGTGCTAAACTTAGACGTATTCTCCAATCATCTTTCTGAATAGCGTTCCTTGCCACAAATATAGTTTGTTGTGGTCTAGCTTGATTCACTGAACCTGCAGTCCAATTTTTCTGAGGATTGTTAGCTGCGGCTTCTTCTGCCTTTAATGCGGCACGATTGTTTTCTTGTTCTTTTTCTAAGTTATTTTGTTGTTCTTTCGATAGATTAGCATCAGATGATGCTTCTAATACTTGTTGTTCTGTTGGTGATTGATTATTTTCAGCCTCGGCTGCTAATCGGGCAGCCTCGTATGGATCCTCGGGTGTCTGTTGTTCAGTTGGTTGTGGAATATTAGATTGACCATTACTTACATATGGATCAGATCCATCATCTAATTGTTTTTCAACCACAGGAGCTTGAGAGTTTCCTATCGGGCCACCGACAGTTACACCAGAATCTGTTCCATTTTCTACGGTGGTATTTACCCCTTCTTGTGATACTGGTGAGGTTTGTCTTTCTGAAGCAGGGGCGTCGGCAACTGGCTGCGGTGCCCCTGCGTAACCCTGCTGTGTAGCTTTATTGTCTGCGGCTATAGCAGTTTCTCTAGCCTTATCCGATTGTTGTGCATCGAATGGTAGGGAGTTAGATTTTTGTGCGTCTGATGGTGGTGCGGATGCATTAAATCGTTGTCCTGTTACAGGGTTAACATATACTTCAGAACCAGTAGCTGGATCTTTACCTTCATACACTGCACTTTTTGGATCATCCGGTGCTACTTGATTAATACGTGACTGTATTTCTCTGTTTTCTTTTCTCAACTGTTCCCGTTGAGCTAATAAGGCATCACGTTCAGGGCCATCAGGCAACTGCGCCGCTTGTTTTCTTAGTGCTGTCTGTTTAGCACCATTGGCTTCCTGCACTTCTTGGAATGCTTTTACCTGTGCTATCTTGTCTGCATTTGAATCTGCCATCGTGTTTATACCTTTACTAAATATATTTATCGCATCAAAAATCCCCATTTTTTACCGTTTCTGTTGCATTCCTGCCTCAGAAATTGTATACTTTTGTATTATAACTACGGAGTACTATGAGTCTAATACCACACAAAAAACCAGTAAATTATCTCAATAATAAAGACATTCTCAAAGAGATTCACACAAGCAAAAACGCTTATTGTTCATATATTGATAGAGTTAACGACCACAAATATGATTTGATTGTTGACATGCCAACCGAATCTATTGAAAAATCATTGAAGTTCGCAAACAAACGTGAATCAATACAGACAGCTAGAGAAAATAGGGCAGCTAGAATCTTTGTCGAAACGGGTGAAAAGGTTGACCCAAAGAAAATTCCAGTAACTGATCTTGTTTTTAGAGTAATGACCTGGGATCATGTTCCAGTAGCACCAAAGGCACCTCGCAAAACTGATAAGAAAAAGACCGCAAAGGACATTTTTGAGTTTGAAGATGAGCAAGAAGAAATCTTTGCTGACTTAGAAGATACAACAACAAAAGGTGAAATTGATGACATGGTTCATGTTAAGGTCAACTTCCCACCGTTCCAACATTTCAGAATGGATGAAAACAAAAGTTTCCAATGTATCGGGAAGAGTCATTGGATCGGTGATTTAGAAACCGGTGAATTCAGTAAAGATCACGGTCAAATCACAAACAAACTAGCACGTATGTATATTATGATGTGTGAGAAATACGCTATGAAATTTAACTGGCGTGGGTACACATACAATGATGAAATGCGTAATAGTGCCATTCTACAGCTTACATATGTTGGATTGCGCTTCAACGAAGCCAAATCACAGAATCCATTTGCTTACTACACAGCCGCTATCACAAATAGTTTTTGTCGTGTGTTGAACTCTGAAAAGAGAAACCAAAACATTCGTGATGACATTTTAGAAATGAATGGGCTTAACCCAAGTTGGACTAGACAGGGCACCAGTGCTACTGTGTACGAAGAATAACCTTTTCATTTGCTTTTCAATCTAAAGTTTTATATACTAACTACATGAGTAACCTTTTTAAGAAGGCTGCTGTTTTCACCGACATTCATTTCGGTCTAAAGAGTAATAGCCTACAACATAATCAAGACTGTGCCAATTTTGTAGATTGGTTCATTAGCGAAGCTAAAAAAGAAAATTGTGAAACATGTTTCTTCTTAGGTGATTGGAATCATCACAGAGCAAGTATAAATATCCATACACTACAGTTTGGATTACAAGCCCTTGAGAAACTTAATTCAGCATTTGATACTGTCTATTTTATTCCCGGTAATCACGATCTTTATTATCGTGACCGCAGGGATATACATAGTGTTGAGTGGGCCAAGCATTTACCAAACGTTAAAATTATTAATGACTTCTTCAAACAAGGCGATGTAGTAATCAGTCCTTGGCTTGTACAAGAAGATTATAAAAAGATTCAGAAAATGTCTAGCAAATACTTGTTCGGGCATTTCGAACTTCCACACTTTCACATGAATGCTATGGTTGAGATGCCAGATCATGGTGAACTTAACAGTGAACACATGACCGGCTTTCAGCAAGTATTCACAGGTCATTTCCACAAACGACAAAGTAAAAAGAACGTATGGTACATTGGCAATGCATTCCCGCATAACTATGCTGATGCAGGTGATGACCAACGTGGTATGATGATACTCGAATGGGACAAAGATCCAGAGTTTCGTTCATGGCCAGGTCAACCCTTATTCAGAGTTTATAAACTCAGTGATGTGTTAGAGAATCCAGCCGGTTTGCTTGTAAAAGATAGCCACGTTCGTGTACACTTAGATATTGACATTAGTTATGAGGAAGCAAACTTCTTGCGTGAAACATTCATTCCAGAACACAAACTACGTGAAATGGCATTGATACCTATGAAAGTTGAACAAGTTCAAACGCAAGGCCCAGAGGGTCTAAAGTTTGAAAGTGTAGACCAAATCGTCATTGACCAAATTAATTCTATCGAATCTAACGCATTCGACAAAAAGATATTGTTAGAAATTTATAACAACCTATGATTCAATTAAAGAATATTACCCTTCGCAACTTTTTAAGCATCGGTGCAGTAACACAAGCAGTTTCATTTGACAAACAAGACTTAACATTAATTCTAGGTGAAAACTTAGACTTAGGTGGTGATGGTGCTCGTAATGGTACGGGCAAGACCACATTGATTCAGGGTTTATCATATGCATTGTTCGGCGTACCTATCAATGACATTCGTAAAGATAACTTAGTCAATCGCACTAACGGCAAGGGTATGATGGTTACGCTTGAGTTTACTGCGAACGGTAAAGATTATAAGATTGAGCGTGGTCGTAAGCCTAACATCTTAAAGTTTTATGTAGACAACGAACTACAAAAACAAGAAGATACAGCACAAGGCGAGAACAAAGAAACACAAGCAGAGATTGAAAAGGTAATACACATGTCTAGCGACATGTTTACCCACATCGTTGCACTAAACACTTATACACTTCCGTTCTTAGCATTGAAAAACAATGAGCAGAAGGATATCATCGAACAACTATTGGGTATCACATTACTATCTGAGAAGGCTGAAGTCATCAAAGAAATGATGAAGTCCGTCAAAGATGATATTCAAGGTGAGGATTTTAAAGTCAAAGCTATTGAAGAAGCAAACAAGCGTGTCAAAGAACAAATTGATAGTTTGAAACGCCGTAGTGGATTGTGGCAGGCTAAGCATGAGAGTGATTTAGCATATCTTGCTACACAGTACGAAGATTTAGCAGCAATTGACATTGGTGCTGAGTTAATCTCGCACAAAGAACTTGTCATTTGGAACGAACAAAAGAAACAAAAAGATACACGTGACGCATTGATTGCTAGGCAAGTTGCGTGGAAGCAAAAACAAGACAAAGATACTGATGACCTAGAAAAACAGATTATCAAACTTAGTAAAATTGATATTATTGAAGAACTAAAAGCACATCAACAGTTAGCCGAACATATTACTAGAAAAGCAAATCTAGAGCAACAGGATAAAGAGATTGCTCGTTTAGGTAAAGAGATTGACAAAGAAGATAAGGTAGTCAAAAAACTTATCAAAGAGATTGATACATTGAAGGATCACAAGTGTTATGCTTGTGGTCAAGACTTCCATGACGAACAACACAATAAAGTATTGAATGAAAAACAAACTCACTTGGATGAAGCACAAGCACATGCAACTAGTTTGTTAAATGAATGGAATACATTAAGAGCAAACGAAATCTTTGTTCCTGAAAAGCCTACTACACATTACAAGACAGAAGCAGAAGCTATTCGTCATGGTAGTGACTTAGAAAACTTACGAACTAAGATTCTTGAAAAACAAAATGAAGTTGATCCATATAGTGAACAACTTAAAGAAATGAAAGAAGTTGTGTTAGGACCTCAACCTAAAACGCATTACGATACAGAAGCAAAAGCAGTTGAACATCGTAGTAAGGTTGCTAACATAGAAACACAAATTGAAACTAAAGCGACTGAAACTAATCCATACACTGAACAAATTAGTGAGATGGAAAGTCAGGCTTTACAAGAAATTAACTTTGACAAGATTAATCAACTTACAAAGAAACTAGAACATCAGAAGTTCCTACTTGACTTATTGACAAGCAAGGATTCGTTTGTTCGTAAAAAGATTATTGACCAAAACTTGAGTTACTTGAACTCACGTTTGACAAACTACTTAGATAAGATAGGTTTACCACACAATGTCATTTTTAAGAATGATTTGAGCGTAGAGATTACAGAATTAGGCCGTGAACTTGATTTTGACAATCTTTCACGAGGTGAACGCAACAGATTGATTCTAGGTCTAAGTTTTGCTTTCCGTGATGTTTGGGAGAACTTATATGTTCCTATCAATACGCTATTCATTGACGAGCTTATTGATAGCGGCCTTGACACAATGGGCGTTGAAAACAGTATTGCCATTCTTAAGGACATGTCTCGTACTCGAAATAAGAGCATTTGGCTTGTTTCTCACCGTGAAGAACTAGCAGGACGTGTGCCCAGCGTGTTAAAGGTCGTGAAAGAGAACGGGTTTACAAATTACGCAACGGCTACTGATATAGAATAATATTTAGGCCCAGTTAAACAGTATAAGTAGTTCTATGCCAAGTCCACAAAAAGCAAAAGGTTCCGGTTACGAAAGAGAAGTAGCCAAGTTTTTAACAGAAACATACGGAGAAACGTTTATTCGTGCTCCTGGTTCCGGTGCATATGTCGGTGGTAAAAATCAAGGTCGTAAGCAATTCTTACATGAAGGACAGATTCGCTCTTTTAAGGGTGATATTGTACCCGGTCAGAGTTTCCCAAAGATGAACGCAGAGTGCAAGTTCTATAAAGACTTCACTTTTCATTTGCTATATTCTGGTAAATGTTCGCAACTTGATGCTTGGCTTGACCAATTATTAGACGTAGAAGATCCAGGTGATCTAAACATTCTGTTTATGAAGTTTAATCGCATTGGACAATACGTTGCAGTACAACCTAAACTAACATGGGTAATGGATAATTATACATTCTATGCTAGTGAAAAGTACGGTGATTGGCTCGTCACGGAAAAAGAGTCATTTTTTAAAAATAACAAACATCTAGTAAAACAATATTCAGGCTCAACAGACACCACGTCAAATAATTCAGATAATAAACATTTAGATTTACAGACACCATAGTCTTACAAAACAGTATCGTGGCCGGGTCTGCCGGTCCTCCTTGAGATTGTACAGATAGTGCTGTGCCGTCAGATTCTGGAGTATGCGGATATGGCAACATATCGCGGAACACCGAGAAGGCTCTCGTCAAAGCGAACCTTCAATGAGCCTATACAGTATTCTGTCTTGAAAGTATAGGACATGCGTTGCAGAATGAAAACATGATTAAATTAAGTGCGTACATTCAACTACAATCTCGTTAAAACCTTATAGGGCAACCGGTGGCAATAGTGAGCGAAAAAAGCTACATTATTGGAGAACAGACAGCAAAGGATGACGGGCATGGCAAATTCCCTTTACCATTGGTAGTGCTTGAATAGCACTACCATGGCTTCAAAGCGGCAATGTATTCCCCAGACAATAAAGTTAAAGAGAAAATAAATCAGATTCCGAATAGTGACGAATGAAGCGAAGCTGAATGAGACACTAGATGAACGAAGTTCATCTTTAAAGTTAACTCTACTTAATCCTAAGTTAGAATAAATGACTTAGAACGTCCATAGTTCCAGCAAAAAGAAATAAAAGAAAACCAATCAGAAGAATGGCATCTTTGTATTTTTAGTGGTTTCTAGGTTTTCTTCTATGATCTTTCCGATCATATCTCTTTCACGTATGCTTAGGTTCATTATCTGGTCGTAGGTTATACCACCCCGCATGTACCATGCCATTTTTAGTGAGTCGGCTTTTATATTATCAACTTCTTTTTCGTATCTGTCTACAAGGCTACCTAGACCCTCACTATCTAGGTAAAGTAGCCTTAAGCGAAAAAATCTGTTACGTTGATATTGAATGCTTGATTGTATTCGTGACTACAGCTTGGGCATTTGATATCAAGTGGTTTTACTTGAGAATCTTCACGAATGCTTATGCTATGATCCTTGATAGCCTCAAATGTCTTTCTGTCACAATTCTTTAGGAAATCCAAAATATAGTCTTGTTCAAACACTGTTGCTGTTGGAACTTTGATATATTCGATTGTTTTTGCGATGATACTTGTACTTAAATCATTGATTTCTTTAATCAATTCTGAGCTTTTTGCATCACGTTGTTCTTGATCCTCAATGGATAATACATTATTCATTGTTCGTTGAATTTGGAATTGCTTGATGCTAGCCTCATTCACTGATTTATAGGGTAGTGGTGCAAATTTAATAGTGATATCATCTATCTTTAGTGGTTTAGAAAAGTCTTTTGATTTGAAGCTACCCAATAACACTGGTAGGTTAATGTCATACTTTCCTTCTTCACTACAGCTTGGGCACTGTGTATCAATCTCCATAGTGTTTCCATAACTAGCGATACGGATAGCTACTAAAATTGGATCTAAGTCTATACTAGGGATATCCCAAGCATTTTTGATGTTAGGTACACAACTTTGTACGATATCAACTACAGCAGTTCCGTTAAACAATGCATCAGTAGTTCTGGATGTAATTTCATCAATTGCAGTCATTGGGTAGACTGGTAATTCACCTGTTTCAGTCAGTTCTAGTGACCCTTCAGGATAACCTACACCATTACTAGGTAGTTTGAAATATGCTGCGGGTCTACGAAAATACTGTTGTAATGGATTGTCTGTCATTGATTTCTCCTGGTTTTATAGTGCTAAATAATCTATATACCCAATATTTATTGACTAAACACATATGGCAGATATTTCCGAACAACAACTAGAAACGTTACGCAGATTCACGGATCTGATGGAATCAGCTAATAGAGAGCTGGATCCTGTTGCACAGGCGAATAAACTTGCCGCTCAGAATGCAAAAGCACTTGCAAAAGAGATGGAAGATCTCAAAAAACAGACGAAAAACTCGTTAGGTGATCTACTCAAAGCAACAGCAAATTCTGGTAATAGTACTGCAAAATACGGTCAAGCAATTGAGGCCGCTTCATCTGCTACTGGTCAATTAACTGGTAAATTTATAGGTGCTGTTACTGGGTTCAATATGTTAGGTAAAGCCATAGGTGGCGTTATCAGTATTTTTGGACAGTTGGCAAGTAACAGTTTAAAACAAAATGATGCACTGATGAAGACTTACCAAGACTTGGGTAAGTTTGGTGCTAACAGTAGTTCTAACTTTAGAGAATTACTAGATAATCTACAAAGAGCAGGCTTTAATAGTGAAAATGCTGAAGGTTTTGTCACTGCGTTAAAGAAAGTAAGTCCTGAACTTTCAATGTTTGGCAGCGCCGCAGGTGCAGGTGCTAAAAAATTAACTGATGTGTTTACTTACACTCTTGGTGAAACTGAAAAACGATTGATGCGTTTTGGTTACACTACAGAAGAAATGTTTGATTACACTGCTAGTTACATTGCACAACAAACAATGACTGGCGCATCACGTTTGAAAACTGATAAACAGTTGAACCAAGAAGCTAATGTTTATATGCAAACTCTTGCTGAGTTAAGTGTATTAACAGGAGCTCAACGTGATGAACTTGACAAGAATCGTAGGGCACAAGAGAACGACTTGCGTTACCAATATACATTACGTAAGTTAGAAATGTCAGGTAGAGAAGAGGATAGAGAACAGGCAAGAAAAACTAGATTGCAAGTTGACTATTACAACTCTATTGGGGCAAAAGAAGTTGCTGAAGGTTTTAAATCAATTGTAGCTAACCAAGGTAGAGTTACAGACCAAGTTGCCGCTGAGTTGCAGTTTATGGTTGGTAATGAAGGTATTGGTATGATGGTTAACGCTACTAAGCAAGGTGGCGATGCTATTGTTAATATGGCTGACCTAGTTAAGAAATTAGGACCAATGGCAGGTAGATCGTTGTCTAATATGGAAAATGTCTTTATGACAGGCAATGATAACCTTAAAGGTGTTATGGCTGGTATGGCAGCTTACAACATAATGCTCAGAGGGGAATCAGTTGACCGTGAAAAACTCATAGCAGAACTTAGAAAAATTGAAACTCAAGGTAATAATGACAGAATTGAAGCAACAGGTCAACGTAAGATAAACGAACGTAAGTTGAACAACACATTAGAGGATGTAACTTTTTCTGTCGGTGATACAGTAGTACCTGCTATGACCAAACTGTCAGATATTACAAACACATTAGCTTCTACATTTGCTAAAGCAGTCAAAGTGATATCTTTTGGAAATTTAGATTATACAAAACAGTTTGAATCTTCTGCTGATGTATTGAGAAATTCTAAGGTAGATTTGGATAAGTTTGGAGACTCTACTAAGAAAATTGCTGAATTAGAAGAAAAGAGAAAGAATGCAGTTAAAGGTTCTGAAGAAGAATTAAAGATAACAAAAGAACTTGGTAAACTTAAAGGTGAACAAAGATCCACAGCGCAAAGATTGATGGAAGCAAATAATCGTTCGCAACAATTAGGTGGTCAAGGCTTCTTAAAGGGACCTTTACTAGAACAATTAGGTGGAATAGTTACCAATCCAGATGCTGATATTGCAAGAGGTGCAGATGTTGATAAATTATTTACGTTTACAAATGGTACAGGGTCAAGAGAAAGATTTGACCAACTAGACCGTGATCTTAAATCTAAACTAATTGCTGCTGCAACTGATTATAGTGCTGCCACTGGTGGAAAAAAGTTAATCATAAACAGCGGAAAACGAAGTTTAGAAGAACAGCAAAAACTGTATGACGATTACACAAGTGGGAAATCAAAAATTCCAGCCGCACCACCAGGACAAAGCAAACATCAACTTGGTCAAGCAGTAGATATTCAAAATTACACTGATCCAGCAGCATTAAAGGCATTACAAAGAGCTGGATTATTTCAAAAATATGGTTCTAAAGATCCGGTTCACTTTGAGGGTGCTTACAACGGTGCTATATTTAGGGGTCCTAAAACTGGTTACTGGGCAAGACTACACGGTACTGAAGGTGTTTTCAATATGAAACAAATGGCAAATCTTTCAAATGCCCTAACTAGAAATCCATTCCAAAGCAATACCATCAATACCGCTTCATCTAATATAATGGATTATGTTTCATCTGTGCTAGAAAAATTAGATTCCCTAGTAGACTTACAAAGCAGAATAGCACGTGCTGGTGAAGAACATCTTCAGTATACAAAATCTAACTAAATAAATATATTATGTCATATAAAAAGCGTTTTTCCAATTTAACAGGGCAGATGAGCCCAATAGGCGGAGGCAACAGTAACAGTGGTGCCTGGAACGGTAACCAAGGCACCGGTGGTTGGAACAACGATGCGTTCGGTTACAAGAACTATCAAAGTCGTTTACCTGAAGTTTATACAGGTCATCCAAACCGTATTGAACGCTACAATCAATATGAAATGATGGATTGTGATGCAGAAGTTAACGCATGTTTAGACATTATTGCTGAGTTCAGTACACAGAAAAACGAACAAAATAAAACTCCATTTGAGATTATATTCCATGAAGATCCTACTCCACACGAAGTAGAACTAATCAAAAAGCAATTACAACAGTGGTGTAAGTTGAATGAAATGGATACTAGAGTATTCAAAATCTTCCGTAACAGTATCAAATACGGAGATCAAGTATTCATTCGTGATCCAGAAAACTTCAAGTTATATTGGGTTGACATGACTAAAGTTAGTAAAGTTATTGTTAACGAAAGTGAAGGTAAGAAGCCTGAACAATATGTTGTTAAAGATATCAACCCTAACCTACAGAATTTAAGTGTTGCCGAAAAGACAACAACAGATTTCCAAGCACAACCACCAACTGCTGGTTACAGCGCCCCTTACAGTTATACAGTTCCTAACGAACCATATGGTACAACAGGATCACGTTTCAGTTTGGGTATCAACGAAGCCGCTATTGATGCTAAACACATTGTGCATTTGAGTTTGACTGAAGGTCTAGATAGATACTGGCCTTTTGGTCAAT